ACTGTTTCTTGACCATACATTGCCTTTTACAAAACAATTTTCAATACCATTTTCAGATAAAGTCTTACCAATTAAGTATAACATATCATCCCATTGAGAGAATACAATAATTCGACTGTCTTCATTTGCAACTAAATAACGAATAACTGAGATTAATTTTCCTAATTTAGAACCATATTTCTCAACAAGTGGATTAGTTACTTCTTTTGCTTCTTTCTTCATATTCATTACCATTAAATCTTTCCCAGTTAGATCTGCTTTGCATAATGGGCATCTCTTTTTATCACCCAGACACATCTTGAGACATTCATAACAAAAGATATGACCACAAGCTGTAACAGCAGGGTTATCCAAGTTATCCATACAGATTGAACAGTTCTCATTATCAAGAACTTCAGGTGATTTCATTTTCTCTAAAATAGTAAATAGATATTTAGATTCTGACATATGAGTTTCATATGTTTTCTTGAGCATATGATATTCAGGACGAAGAGGATCTAGTTTGCTCAATCTGAACTTATTAGTTTCATAGTTATTTTTATGATATTCAATTAATTTATCTTGCATTAATGATAGATCAACTTCTACATCACCAAAAATTCTTTTACTAGATTCTACAATAAGAGGGTGACAACATAATTGTTGCATAATCATATCACTTACTTTACCTTTCTTGGCTTCATATAATTGACGTTCAAGTTCAGTAAACTTGAGCCAAATAATCTTCTCCATATATCCAGGAATATTAATTTGATTAGAAACATCATCTTTTCTATGACGAATACAAACTTTTTGTAAAATCTGTTCCCAAATATATTGTTTATTCATTAAACTTCTAAAAATACTATATGATTGATGTTTCTGCATATTTGGATAATCAATCACAATACCACGTTCTTTATCTTCTAATTTTAGATTAATAAAACGTGAACAGTTTTCAAGACCCTTAAAGTTTACAAATGGAGTACCAGATAGATACCAATAAAACTTTGAGTCAATATTTGAAAGCCATCGTGACATATAAGTAGATAATGAACCGGTACTTAGCATTTCACCAAAAATCTCGTGACCCTCATCTAAAACGAGACGATGAAAATTAAAAAACTCAAAAACAGGTGAATCTAATTCTCTAACTTCATCCCAACTTTTTGTTAATTTATCAGCAAGGAATGTTTTAATCATACTAGTTCTTTCATCGAAATTATAATTAGATGCAGTACAAGCGCGATAATGGAGAGTTGGATAGAACTTGAAATTCATAAGAAATTGATGACTTGTAATAATAATATCACTATCAATAAACTCTTTGAATTTTAATGAATTATAATCTGTCTTTGTTAAAATAGTACGAACCTTTAATTTACCAGTACAACGTTTGATCTCTGACTCCCATTGTTTTGTTAAATGAGAAGGACATACAATTAATGTTGCTTTTGAATTGATCTTTGTGTAATTGGTAATTTTAGATAACGATGTATTAGGAATATTACCACAAGGGTTTGATATAATGAGAGCAATTGTTGAAATTGTCTTGCCTAAACCCATTTCATCTGCTAAAACACCACCTGTTGTAGTAATTTTAAATTGTTTATTATTATCACTTTTCATATTAGTGATTGGATCATAAATAATTTGATTTCCATAATCAAAATTATAAGAGTAATTAATCTGAAAATCAGTCTTGTTATTTTCCATATTTAACATTTTAGCAAGTGTTCTCTCTTGATATTCATATAATTTTAATTTAAATTCATTTGTTGGTTTAACTGGTTCAAGATATGGAACAATACTCTTATCTTTCATATCTGTATTAGAAAATGCTGGCAATAAATTATATTTATCTGTCATCAAACTATTAAGAGATAGTGAGTTATGAATATAATCACCGATTAATTCTTTTGTAAGATCAATCTTAAATACAATATCAAAGTAAAACATAGTAGTGTAAGAGGCTGCTTTTTTAATTTCTATTATTTCAAATGTCCAAAGTGGACTATTATTAATAATTTCAAAAAATATGTAATTATATAATTTCTTATAAAATGAAGTTGAAATATAATGTGTATCATTATTCAATTTATACTTGAAAATAATAGTATTATCTAATCCCAATCCAATAGGTGTAATATTGGACGGAGTAATATCAACACGGGTTTCAATTCGAAGATTTCCTTTATAATCCATTAATATCTAATATAATTATAGCTAATTATATTAAAAATCAAATTTTTGGCAACTTGTATAACAAGCATTTTAATTGCTGTATTTGAGGCCTCCTAATCCACCCTTAATAACCAATACATTAAAGTTCGTGGCAAAACATCTTAATTCATATGTATCGGTTGGTGTATACAATTGACCTGTATTATTAATAACAAATTGTTGGGGTTTTAATTCAATTTGTAATTGAGTGTTTTCTATCCTTGAAAAATTGCAGCCTGTACTATTACTACATTTAGTTGGTTCAATATTAAATGAATAGACATAGAAATGAGTTAATAACAAGTTCTTAAAATTTTCGTGATTTTGCATATAATAAAAATATTTGGCATCTCTCCATTCAACTCTTTCTATCCCATTAAAAAGAATTCTAGCTCGTGATAAAAGGTGGCGTTCTGGTGTAAGATTCCATAAATTATAATCCAAAATATTTTTTAATTGATTTGGTGGATATTGTAATTTACTAGTAAGATTAAAAAACTCTCCAACTGTTTTATTATTTGATGGATAGATAGCAAACATAAGATCTTTCACCACATGATTAAAATTTATTTCTAATGAACCTGTAGTACCAATTGTTGTATTTCTAAGTTGTGCTTGTGTAATTACAATCTCGTAATCTCGTGTTGCCAATTCTTTTCTTTCATCCAATTCAACATAATAAAAGTTAGCTTGTAATACACAATCTTCTATTGATACAGGAGGATGAACATAATTTGAATGAAATAAATTACCATTGTTATCTTTCTCTAATACACAAATACAATCTTGAAAATTTTTAAATGTAACATCAATGTAAATCTCGGTATGTTGAAGAGCAATTACAGGTAATGGTTTTTTAATATCATTACAGAACCAAAATTTTAATGGGATATAAATTGATTCAGAATCAATCTTAAGATTTGGTTTATTGATATAATCATCCATACCAATCATTTGCTTTCTATTCCAATCTGATAAATATAAATCGGTGTAAAATTGCATATAATCTCCATACATTTCATCTATTAATGCACCATTAAAATATAAACTAATCTTATCAATCAATGCATTTCCTACGAAATCTGTATAGTGTACACGATAATTACTATTAATATCATTTTCATTTTGTTGAACTGGTGTATTTAATTTGGCGATTGATATTTTAGGTAAGCGTACTACCAAGTATAAACCATATAGTAGGTCTCCCTTTTTTTCTATATTAAATCGAAAAGTATTTCCCCAATTGGGTTTACCTTGAGCATAAAAAATAGTATCACCTTTTGAATATTTATTTTTTTTATCAATTGAAAAATCAAAGAAAGATGATTTATTCTTATTATCAATTAGATCATCGTCTTGCACACCCTTTGCAACTAAATCTAAAATAGAACCATTAGACATTTTATTATTAATTAGAAATTATATATTTCTAAATACAAAATAACTTTAATTGAAAGACTATTTTTGCCATGAAATTTTTTTCACCCTATCTCTCTCTCTCAACTCCAGGAATACGTACTCCAGGAGTACATCATAGGAATACAAAAATAAAAATATCTAAAAGATAAATATATAATCTATAATATATAGAATGAGTACTCAGGAGTACACTTCGAAGGAATATAAATGTAATATATGTATAAAGAATTATAGTTCGCGACAGAACCTATGGAAGCACAACTCAAAATTTCATACTATTATGAACGTCAATGATAAGTCACAAGATAAGTCACATAAGTCATGTGATAAGTCAAATAATAAGCCAAGTGATAAGCCCGTAGTAAATCTTGAGAAAAAATGTGACAAAATAAAGAATACTAATATTAATATTGATGCTTCACAACGAGATATAATAGATGCTAAATATAAGTGTAGTAAGTGTAATCATGCTTTTGTTCACTATCAAAGTAGATGGAAACACGAAAAAAAGTGTAATGAAAATATTGATAATAAATTAAAAGAAGAAAATATAAAATTAAAAAATGAACTAAAAAAGAAAGATGATGAAATTAAGATACAACTTGATAAATTCAAAAATGAAATATTACAAATTATGAATAAACAATGTAAAGTACATCCTAAAACATTACAAAAAATTAACAATACATTAAATAATAATTGTAATAATACGAATAATATTTATAATATCGTTCAGTTGGGTAATGAAAACTTAGATACTGTATTTTCAAAGAATAAACAGATTGAAATACTAAAACAACGTTATGGATGTTTACCATATCTTATAAAAGAAGCCCATCTAAATGATAAATACCCCCAATTTAAAAATATACTAATTACTAATCTTCAAAATAATATTGCTTATAAATATGATAAAACAAGTAAAAATTTTATTGCTGTTGATAAGAGCGAATTATTAAACGAAGTAGTAGGCGCTAGGATGGAAGATATAGAAAGCTTTTTTGAATCTAACACTGACGTATTAGATGCTAAAACAAAAGATTGTGTAGAAACATTTATAAGCAAGATGGATAGTAGGGAGGGTGCTTACTATGAAGATAAGATGAAAGATATTAAACTATTGATCTATAATAATAGAGATAAGGTATCAAAAGAACTTACTCAAACATTAGAAATTATTGTTTAATTATATAAAATTCCAGATATTGGATTTATCATAATAAATTTGGTATCTTCATTTCCACAAATCTCAAGTTTACTATTTATTTCTTCAATATTTGGTTTATCAAATACTAGTTCTATAATAGTATTATCACAATACATATCAATATAACAGTATTTCTTCATTGTGGTATTATAACATATTCCACCTGCTTTTAAATTTGGGAATAATTCGAATAATGGTAATAAATTAATAGAATACTCTTCATCTATTTTATTTCCCATCAATTCACTTTGTATAATAGCACGTATCATATCCGTATCATCAATAGTTTTTGATTTAAATATATTACGTAATTTTTCTATTTTTGTTTCTGTTAATTTTGACATGTCACACTTGTCAAACTTACTTGATCGTTTCTTTGATATTTTAATAGGTTTGTAATTTTTTTCTATATATATTTCTAATCGATGAATTTGAAAT